ATACGTGATTGCTCATGTAAAAACTGTAGAAAATAGGTGTCTATAACGCTGTATAAGCGTCATACACGCTAACTAATACTGTAACGAGTACAAATACGTACGAACTACGCTAGAACACGTTTAAGAGCCATTTAAACACCAAACATCCAAAAAGAACACTTTATAAGCACAGTCAAAAGCATGTAGGATAAATACTGGGTCATTTAAATACAGTTGCACTCCAAAAGTAACCAGGGGTGGTCAAAAGGAACTGTACAATTTTTTTAAAAAAACGCTATCAATTTTGTGTGTACACACGTCAAACTGAATTCAAAGAAGTGGTTGCATGGTGCTCGACTAACGATCTAGACTATGAAATACACCTAGCAAGAACACGCTTTTGGGTGCCCAGAGGACGATTGTTGACACAGTTTTTACTACGGTGGGGAACAGTGTGCAAGAACGTGGACGGAGAGAAGGACCACAGCCTGGGTAGATAAAAATGCTACCGCTTGTCGCTTCGCTCTAGTAAAAAAATTTCCGCAAACGCTTCGCTTGTTGTTGGCCTAGAACCACCCCCACACAGCATGTACACACACTAAATACACATACGTTCAGACAATAGTCCGGAAGTAGCATAATGCGAAGGAACGCACCTAACTTTAACAAAAGGAGGGTGAAATGAGCAGATTCGATCATCTACACAAACAGTACAGAGAGGCTCGTGTGAAAGCACGTAAGAATGCCATACTTGCACGTAGTCGACTAAACGTTGACACTAATGCAGGTGGTACTAGTGGATACACTGTCAAGCACGGAGCCAACACAGGTCTTGTGCTTAACCATATAACTGTATCCAAACGAACTATATAACGACACTCAGGGGCTTGTTCAAACGATGAGTCCCTGTGCGTACACTCGTTAAATACACATATGCGTAAGTACATATGGCGACATCACGAAATACCCTTTGCACAACAGTTCACAGATCTAGCACCTCAATTGATGCAAGACTTTTTACAAGTTCATCCTGAAGTACTAGAACAACAAGAACAGCAGAGCAAGGGCGATGAAGAAAAGTATTGGCATGACATCAACGGGTGGGTGCCTTTGGGCGTACTCTATCAAAAGCAGTGGGCAGACAAAGAACGTGTGATCAAAAAAAACTATCCCACAGCACACAAACTAGTAAAGATGTTTGGCGATGATGTAAACGTAGCAAGTTATAGTTTGCTCAAACCAGGTGCAAAGATTCCACTACACAACGGAGATGAAGAAAACCGTTACTGCAAATACATAAGATGTCATATACCTTTGATGATACCTGAAGGTGACATGGGTCTTTGGGTTATGGGTCAACGCATAGGTTGGAGAGATGGTGTGTTTGGTTTTGACAACTCAGGCGTACACATTGCATGGTCAAATGCTACCACAAACAGATTGGTTTTTATTATAGACATACACAGATCAGCATTGGGAATTCCACCCAACAAGTACATGCGTAGTCGTTGGGACTGGTGGGAATACACCAAGTTATGCACCGCCGCAGTGTTTAGAACTGTGGTAAATACGTTTAACAAGGAGATACTCTATGGCACAAAAAGAAGTAGATAAACAAGGTATGATCAAGCAAGGCGAATTTACAGGTCAAAAGCCTACAGTAGATTCTGCAACAATCAATAAACCCGCTGAACGTGAAAACAGTAAAGCATATCAACGTGCGGCTGATGGAAAAATTAAAACTACAACCCAGCAGTTAAAAAAACTAAGATAGGACTCTAACGTGTATTCCGGACCTAACAGTTTGCAGGGTAAAGTTCTAATATCTCAACCAACCACAAATAGTCCTTTCTTTAATGAAAGTGTTATACTTGTTTGTGAGCATCATGCCAAAGGTGCTTGGGGATTGGTAGTCAACAAACCACATCCTAGTTTAGATCTAAAAACAGTTTCACAAGGTATTGATTGCGGAATATATTCCAACGAACATGTGTTCCAAGGTGGTCCTGTAGCACAAGAAGGCCTGCATTTTATTCATACACCAGACTGTACTGTTAGTGATACGTTTAGTGTAACTCCAGGTTTGTGTGTTACCAGCAGTGAAGCAATGCTACGTGAAATAGGTGAGAACCGTGGTCCAAGCAATTGGAGATTGTGTGTTGGTGTTAGTACTTGGCAAGCAGGACAACTAGAAGGTGAAATGGGAGGAGAACCTCCATGGACGCCACAACACAAATGGTTGTATACAACTTGTCCAATCAATCTATTAGAAATTCCTATACAGACTCTGTGGCAAAGTGCTACATCAGAAAGTATCAGTGAGAGTGTAAAAAACTTATTTTAATCAGAGTCAACGTTTAGATTCTTAAGCATGTCACGTAGTTTACTGCTTTGTGCTTTACCGCTTATCTTACCTATTGTATCACCATCGCCTGGCTCACGTAGTGCAGTTTCTTCTCCTGCATCATGACTTGATTCTGTTACAGTTGATTGTTTCTTTATACCGCTTACAATTGAACTACCTGTGCTTTGATATGATTGTTGTTCATCTTCTGCAAGATCTCTAATACGCAAACTGTCTACATCAAATTCTAAATCTACTTTTTGTCCTACACCACTAGATGATCTAGTTTTCATAAACTGTATTTGATATCTTCCACGTTCTTTCATTGCTCTACTTGTAAAGATACCTATCACGTTATCAGCAGTTTGTATCTTACTCAACCCTCCACTGATGTGCGAGTGATCAAATTCTATTTCTTCTACTGCCGCTCTGTTTAACTGCGATGCTGTCACAAACACACACTGCATTTCCATTGCCAAGTTACGTAGTTCTTCACTTACATATTTGTCTTTAACAAACAAATCACTTGGCGATACTTTAATACTCAACGGCATCATCAAATCTAAATAGTCAATCAATAACACATCTGGCTTACACTTGTTTTTAATTGACCATTCTTTAACATAACTTCTTAGATCATTTGCGTTCTTACCACTTGGCATATACTTAATTTGTATGCGTCCGCTTTTCTTGCCCATCATCTTAACTTTCATTTCTATGTCATCAAGATTCTTAAACACATCTCTAGTAGCAACTCCTGTAAGCATACTATCAATACGCATTGCCGTTAGTGCTTCTGAAAGTTCTAAACTAATATACAACACGTTCATGCCTTCTAGTGCAAAGTTCACAGCCATATTCTGCAAGAACAAACTCTTACCTGCACCTGATCCACCTGCCCATATATTAAGTTCACCTCTGTTGAATCCACCAAACAGTTTTCTATCAATGCTTGGCCAACCTGTGCTTACTTGTCCGTTGTTGTCTTTTAGTCCTTCTAGTCTACCTTTAGGATCAGCAAAGTAATCTGTACCCATATCTTTTGCAAGACCAATTTGTATTGCTTCTTTTACTAGTCCTTCAACTGGACCATACTCACCTTTTTCAAGTAAGTCAGCACTCTTAAGAATTGCACGTTCTAGTGCTTTGTGTCTACTAAACTGTTCAAATGTATCCAACAACCAATCTGTGTGTTCTTGTCCTATACTACTTGCATCTTTTAATGTTGTACCACAACTAGTGTTAACAATATCAAGTTCAGGCATAACTTTGTATTCATCAACATACTTGCTAATAAATTCTGCACCATCACGTAGTTGTTGATCAAAGTTTTCACTTTCAAAAATGCCTTGACATCTAACAAATGCTTCTGCATCTGAAAGAAACATTTCTAAAAACAACTTCTGTATTTCTTGATTAAAATCTTGCATAGTTATATTATACTACCTTTTTGTTTATTCTGCAAAGTAAGTTTTCGCCAATAGTTGAATCTTCAAGCCTGTTACTTTAGATGATACTATTTTTTGCATTGTGTATATCTTACCGTATCGTTCAACTGCTTCTGCGACATCTTTAATATCGTTGTCGGGCCATTCAGGAAACGAAACGCTCCATCCATATTTAACTGCATCGGTTACCAGTTGTTCTCCACTTTGATCCTTGTCAGGAACAACTATAACTTCACGTTGTAGACTGTTAATAAGCATACTCTGTTGATCGTTTACTTCATTACGTAGTACTGCTACACCGCCTACACTAATAGCATCAAACGGACCTTCTACTACAATTACAAACTGTCTATCATATCCTTGACCATCTAAGTTAAACACATAGCCTGGTTGACTATCTGTAATATACTTAGGTGAGCCGTCGCCTAGTTTACGAGCAGTGTATCCGACTATGTCCCCTTGATAATAAAATGGAACTATCAGCCTTGACTTGTATGATCCTTCGCAGGTCCACATAAAGTCGTAGTCCTCAATATCAAGGCCACGATCGTTAACTATATATTCGACGGCTCTAATGAACTCTGGATCTAATCCACTTGGTTCGAGTGCTTTCCAATCATGCCACTCCATTATAGGTTTGGCACCAACTGGCAGTTCTTTCTTTTCAAATACAGGCAACTGTATAGTAGGTGTTCCACCGTCTATGACGTGCTCCTCTTTTATACGTAGTGCCTCCAAAGCAATTTTGGTTATCTCTGAGTTTGGCATTCCGAACCATCCAAGTAGTTTCTTCATCTTGTAAGATAAGTTTCTACCCGGAATGAATGATGCTGTATAGCCACAGTTAAAACAGTGATAACTCACTGTACCGTCACCATTAAACATTATTCCACCACGCTTACGTTTGTCTGTGCTTTCGCCGTTATGAACACAGCATGGAGCATCAAAAGAAATCCACCCACTAGGAGTTTGCTTTCTTTTTGCAGGCAAGGTAGTCGTAATGCTAGATTGTATCGAATTCATATTACTAGTTTAACTTCTAACTAGTACTTTGTCAAGTGTTCCGGTGTTCGAATTGTCAGGTAAATGCTTTATTTTGAAGTAATTATATACTCCTGTAACATTAGCATAACCAATTGTGTCTTGGTTTGTTAAACTAATAGTAGTTAAATCTACCCAACTAGTATCAGCAGTAACTTGGCTGTCTAATGTACCTTGTATTGTAACATCGCCTGTGTACGCATTACTATAGTGTGTAAACGTATGTATAGCATTGTTGCGTTTGTACTCTGCTTGTGCATCTACAATACTACTAAAGTATTCTGTAATCTGTCCGCCATATGTATAAAAATGTGACGTAGTAGGACGAGTAAACTCTGTGTTTGGTAATTCAACACTGTTTGTAAATGCAGGATATACATGATCAACAATTTCTAAAGTACCAGCAACGCCATAGTGTGTGTTTGCATAAGTTGCATGGTTACCTGAACCGCCAATAGTTCTAGTAACACTAAACTTATAAAACTTGCTTACTAAAGACGCCGTATCGCTCTCTGTAAGCGTGATTGTAGCAACACCCTTTGTAGATGTTGTACTGCCGTCATCAAGTGTTGTACATGCTTTTTGTAGGTGTACAGCACCGGTTTCGTTGTTCACTAAATTAAATGTTAGTGTTTCGCCGTTGATGTCTAACGGTTTCTGGTCTTGGTTTTTAACGGTAAATTTAATGGTGTTTGTAACACCCTTAACTACCTGAATATCTTTCTGGTACATTGGCGTATATCCTTGTTTTACGGCCCCGTCCAAATCACTGAACAAGGTAAATCCGGTTTCATAAATATATATGGGTAACTTATGCATATTGAGTTCATCCTATAATACTATTTATTGGAAAGACATGACAACAGTACAAGAAGATTTACAAGAAAAGTTTCCGTTTTTAAGTTGTTTAAAACACGGTGATAATGAATACGTTGGTATAATCATTAACCAAGATTCAAGTGTTACAAGTATATATGATTATTCTACATGTAACAACGATGCACAAAAACTACGTCTACTAGAATGTGGCGATAGTTGGTGGTGGGAGTCTAATAGAAAAATACCAATCAACATCTTTATGAAACAAGATATGGCGCCGTTCAGAAGTCTTATTAAGACGTTTGCGACAAAAGATGTAGAATTATTATTCGGACCTATGGTTAGGTTAAATGATATAACTGAAAAAAGAATTAAAAGAAAGAGTATTCAGTTAGTAAGAAAGATCAAATAGTATTTGTATTTTTATACCTTAACCAAGCAAAATAATCAACAACTAAAAACTGTAACAATATTCCTAAAGGTACTAAAGTCCCTCCGAATAGTATCCATGGAAGAATAAACATCCACAACAAAAGCCTAAACAGATACTTCATAACAAGTTCACTAGGTACAGTCCATGTCAACCATGGACCTGGATCTTTAATATTTTTTTGTCTATAATCTTCCCACTCGTAATTCATTAGACAAACCTTTCTTTTACACTAGCACAATCTACACAAAGTTCTACACCGGGTACTAGTTCTTGTCTTGCTTTAGGTATTTCGTTACCACATTCAATACATTCTTCTAGACTTGGTTTTAGTTTTTGTTTGGCTAGTTTCTCCCTATGCTTTCTTAATACTGCTTCGTTCTCTAGTAATGCACTTACTTGTGCAATCTCTTGTTCTTCAAATGTGTCGTTGTTAAAAATAAATTGTTCTTCATTATTCATATATTTCTTCACAGATTAAATTCATATGTACCACAATCGCATGTGCATAAGCAACTGCGTGTGCCTTTTTAAAGTAGTATTCATCACCTGTCGGTTTTGTCCACACTTCGTTCATTATCGTTTGCCAGTCCTTGTTCGCTAGATGTCTTTTCGCTGGACGAATTATCGCTAGTGTCGCCGCTAATTTTTCTACCGAGTTGGGCTTCAATACTTTCAATAGTTCGCTGTGCCCGTTTAGATGAAAGACTCTTTCGCTGAAGTCTTCGTGTTCCAATAGTTCCCATAATGGTTCCTTTCCCATAAGTCTTTGTAAATGTTCTTCGTTCTTGACATGCTCATATATGTGAACATTAAGCATATCAATTTTAAAGTAACCACGTTCATCTGCAACTTTATGATCTAAAGTACAGCGTCCAGTAAACGGATCAAGCGGAGCATTGTGAAAGTATACACCTGTGTTATGTTTCTTTAATTGATCTTTTTCATTTCGTGATCCTTTAATATGCTTAAACTTTGTTAGCACATTATCACGATCAAAAAAATCTAAATCAATATCAGGCATTATTTTTTACTCTTTGCTTCGTATTCGTCTTTTAGTTTTTGTAAGTGCGGAGGTAAATCCCAACCAAACACTGCCGCAAGTTGGCCGCCACTGTTTTCCCAGTCTGAACTTTTAATACCTTTTTTCATACCAAATCCTAATCCGCCTTTTGTTTTAGTGTGTATCTCCGGATCGTATTGTGAGTGATCCGAATATTTGTTACTTTGTTTTTTCATACATTTGTCTATCATTTGCGATATCTCTTGCTAGTGCTTGGATATCTTGAACAAGTTCATTTATTAGATGTTCTTGCTCGTTAGTTCTATCCCCTTTTGGGATATCATATTTAAGTCTACGTAAGTTCATAGACTTGTTATACATTACACTTACTTTATCACATAGTTGACTGATCTTGTGTAGCATCAGTAACCTCCTCTGTTACATCTTCCTCAATAATATCTATATTATATACTGGAAATCCACTTCTGTCAAATGTTCTTTTGTCATCTGTGACGTAAATATGTGATTTAAAATTGCCATCTTTGCCTTCAACAAGTATAGACTTCTTGCTGATTTTACCTTTGTATTCTGTTCCGTCTTTTTGGATCATACGTAGTCTTAGATGTTCGCCTCCGTATATGCGGTCGATTGGTTCACCATTACGCATATTACTTACTACTCTCCATTCTCCTCTTTCTTCGTCAGTCAATTTGAGCCTCCTTGATAATTTCTTTAGTTAATTCTACATCGACAGGTTTTGCTTTAAACTGTCTTGTCCAAAACGGAACATCTAATGCTGGCTCAACTATTGCTAGTTGTTCGTCATTAAAGTTTTGCAACATTGCTTGTCCTGTTTTTGAATTCAGTAATATCCAAGGACTAATCAGTCCATTTCTAATATCATTTACAGCACGATTAATACCACAATATCTAAAGTAGTCGTTGTACTGTGCGTCTTGTTTGTCTGCCCATTCCATCATTGTTTTTACACTACGTTCAAGTGCAGATTCAGTTGGTTCTATTTTAATCATTTCAAACATATACTTATCATACAGTTCGTCACGACACCAATGATCTAATTTTACATTTGATTTAATAACAAAGTCAATAAACTTTTCTGGATACAACGGATTAATGTTTGTAACAAAACTACCAAACTTTACAAATGCATTGTAGTAACTACTCTTACAAAACTCTGCATATGTTTTCTCTTTGCTTCGTTGTACTAATACATAAAACTTATTAAATGCTAAGAATCCTACTTGTACACGCTTCTCGTCTTTTTGTAAGTATCGACGTTTGGGCTCACACATATGCGCCATCAGAGTTTTTTCTTTTTGAAAACTCTTACCGCAGTGTACACATTTGAATTCTTTATTTTGCATTTGGATCATGGTCTTTAATGTATTGGCTTTGTTCCTTCTTTGACATAATACTTGATAATAATTCTGCATCATCTAACTTCATATTTGGATTTTTATCTAACAATGTTTGTGTAAATTTGTTCTTTGCTTGTTTCTTAGGAGCCGCTTGATATGTATGAAAGAAGTTTTCATATGCTCCACACATTGCCATTAGTTTCCATAACAAGCCTTTATGATTCTTACTTAATGACCAATGATGTTTATTAACAAATTCATTACACATTTCTAAATAGTGTTCTTGAAAAAATGTATCACCCTTAACACTACTTACATAACGCATAGCAATAAACGGAGCAAATAACTTTTTATCGTCATCGCTGAGTCTGTTATACCAATCTTTGTCACGACGGTCAACTGCACCTAACATTGCTTTTAAATCTAAAAACTTTTTCTTCTGTGCCATTAATCTTCCTCTATGCTTATGTTGTATACTAGTTTAACTTCTTTTAATAAATTTTGCAAGGTTTTATTTCCATCTTCGGCTAATTCTTGTATTTCATGAAACTCATATTCTGTAATGTGCCATTCTGGAAATACAGGTTTCTCAATACATATACGCTCACCTGAATCTGTATCTCGTTCGTACACAGTTTTGCCTCCGTCCGGTGATTCGTATATCTTTACCATCTAATCCTTTAATAGTCTCTTCTTCATATCTCTATAAGCATTTACAAATTTACTTTTTATATTAAGTTCATTCATTCTATAAACTTCTTTTAGTTCATCTGTATTTTCACTTACGTTAAGTTTCCATTCATCTCTTTTAACAGGCATGTACATACACAACGGTGTTCCTCTTTCTAGTGTGTATCTACCATAACCTTTCATAGCCATTTGTTGATTCATTGCATGATGTATGTCACTGTATATTGCTCCAGGTAATACATCAAACGGCTGATCGTAGTGATAAAACATTGGTAGTTGAAGTACATTATATCCCGGAGGAGTCTTTACTTTCCATGGACAAACTGCCTTTAATACAAACTTATAGTCTGTGTTTACATGTTCTAAAAACTGATTCTTATGATGTCCTTCGAATATAAACTCTGGGTTACTTGCTTTATATCTAAAACCTTGTTCTTGTATTTCAACTTCTAAGTCACACCATAAAGGTACAACAAACGCATTAGCAAACATGTCAACTATAGCAGGACATCTTTTAAATGTTCCTTGGTCTTCTACACGAGGATCGCCAACTCCGCTAAATTGTGGCATCTTCTTAAACCAACTAGGCAAGTATTCGTTAGCACGTTTAATAGGTACTATCTTTTCCACTCCGTCAACTACACTCCAAAAAGTGATTTCAGTATCATTGTTGGTTTTAAAATTTAACATTACTTAATTTGTGTACCTACTGTTCGTCTTACAATGTCATCGTGATTAAACTCTGCCCAGTACAATTCAAATGCAACACCATCTTCTAAGCCTTCAAACTGATGTATCTTGCCTGGCTTCACTTGTGTAAATTGTCCTGCTTCAAGAATAGTTTCATCAACTAGTCCTTCTTGATCAGCATCTTGCCATACACGTACAATCATCTTTCCTGACTCTACATAGAAGCCATTCCACTTGTAACGATGCTCATGTTCTGAACACTTAAAACCTTTTTTGTATTCAATACGGTGAAACTCTAGTACACCGTTTGCGTGAATCAATTCTGTTTGACCCCAAATTTTTCCTGCTTTCATTGTCATATCGTCCTTTCTCCTTATTACCAGACTAAACTAAAATCAATTAGTTCACTTTGTCTACTTACTTCCTTTACAAAAAAAGCACAGTTTGGATCTTTCTTTTTTTGTATTGGTGTTGTTAATAACTGTCCATTTTTAAGTTTTGGAAAATAAAACTTTACATCTTGATAAACGTTAATAACGTCTACTGGAAGAAAATTAGGACGGTTACTTGTTAGTGGATTAAAGCAAAACGCTTCAAACCCTCTATCATTTAAACTTGTTAACGGAAGTACTTCTAAGTCACCCACTTCTGAGTTACCTACCACCATACTCCATTCTAGTGGCATCTGTACTTGATGTTCTCCTACCTGCAAAACTACAGCCGGTGAACTAAAACTTTCTAAATAAATTAAAGGTACAAAAAAGTAATCCGGATCTTTAGGATCTGAATTGTCTAATACGCTGTATCTAATGTCTTTGTCTATTTCTTTAGGCAAAGTGTTTAGATCAAAGTATTCGTTATCTAATGTTAATATTTGCATTTGTTCTCCTAGTCAATGGCTATCTTTTCAATAGTGAAAGGATAGTTTGCTTCTTTATAATATTTTTTTCTTTGTGTTAGGTGTCGCTTCGCAAATTTACATCTGCTTGTTATATCCCAAATTTGCACGAAATCTTTGTCTTCTGCCTTTCTAACGCCTCTGCCAATAGACTGAATGACGCGAACAAAAGACTTACCAGGCTCAATAAGAACCAAGTTAAAAATGCGAGGGATATTAATACCAACCGCGGCAACTCCATAAGTAGCAATAATAATTTTATTGGTACTATCTTTAATGGAATCATAATGTTCCTTTCTGTCGGCTCCTTTAGTTTCTCCTGATACAAACACGGAACCTTCTAGTCTTTCTTCTAGCATTTTACCTGCTGAAATACGGTCAACTAAAATTAATGTATTGCCGGAGTCTTTTACTTTGTTTAATAGTTTTGCCATCCAATCAATTCGATGCTCACTAGTAACCAAATATTTTAATTCTTCTTGATAGTTACCAAATACCTGTGTGTCATCTGTTTGTACAATGTTCACATGACACTCTGCTAGTACACCTTTTTGTTGCAAGTCGTGTGCTGATATATGATTAATAACTTCTCCTAGTCCTGCTTTAATACCTTGAAACTCAAACTGTTCTTTTGGTATTGTACCTGTTAGTCCCCAACGTATAGGAACATGTGCAAAGTTTTGTGTAAGCAAATTCTTAAGAACATCTGCTTTTGCTTGGTGTACTTCGTCAACAATAACACATCTTACATCTTCTAAAAATTCTGTTAGTGTAAGTTTTGCTTCATGGTTCTTTGACTTCTTATCTAATACATTAAGACTCTGCCATGTAATAATAGTATGCTTATGTCCTAGTTCTTTTCTATCACCAAAATATACACCTACATCTAATCCACAGTTAATATAATCTTCTTCTGTTTGTGTTACAAGTGACTTATTAGGAACAATAATAATACTGTTACCATACGGCTCACATATTTTACTTAATGTTGCAGTGATAATAGTTTTACCTGCACCTGTTGCAACTTCCTGTAAACTTTGTGGATTGCCAATAAAGTTGTTGATAACCTCTACTTGATAATCACGTAATACAATTGGTTGCCCTTCTGCTACATGTCCTTCTGGCCATACTGCACCTTGATCTTTCCAATAGTCTTCTGTGATGTTTGTAAAGTTTAATTGTGTAGGGTCTCGCTGATCTTCAACTTCAACATACCAACCTTTTTGTTCTAATAAAGGTAATGCATCTTCAAGCATACTAACATATGTAGTTCCGCCTAGTCCAAAGAAACTAACTTTGCCATCCCAGCGTCCTAATTTATATGCTGGCAGATAACGAGCATACGGAATGTCATACTTGAACTTGTTAGTTAATGTCTTACGCATTTCTAAATCAAGTCCTTCAAACTTAACGTTTACTTCGTCTTTAATTATTAATTTACATGTCGGCACAGTTGTCTACTCCACTTGGTTTGGAACTAGTATAATATATAACATTAGGTTTACTTTCTAACCAAGCCTGTGTTTTATAATGGCTAGGTTGTGTAGGAAGCAAACTAAAAATTAGTTGCGGATCAATATTGTTACTTAACAACGGCTTAGGAATCTTTTCGTTAATAATAAAAATTTTCTTATTAGGAGCAAATGAGTTTACACCCTTGTTTTTAATAAATTTATTACCTTCAAAATAATCCTTGTTTTTAGTAAACCTAAACATAACACAAACGTCATCGCCTGTATAACCATTATCAAATAAGTTGTCTACAACAGTTTGTAACTGTTCTATACTATTACTACTACACATAATTATACACTGATCTACGGTATTAAGCAATGAAAATATATCCAAATAGGGTATTAAGTTTGAATTAATAAACCATTTTTGACTATCCCCTAATAACATTTTATCCAAAGGTTTCTTTGGTTTCATGCTTTCAACAACACTATCATCAAACACATTACACCCTAGTAACTTCGATTGCATTACTGCACGTCTTGGGTCGTTTACTTCAATTACATTATTGTTATAAACATATCCATTTGTTTCTTTAGTTAACATAGGATAATGATCTAACGCATTCTTTTTAAGTTCAATAATACTTTGGTAATCATCTTTTATTTTTTGATCTATATTAAAGTTCATTCCTTTAATTAGATTAACCATAAATTCAACATTAGGCTCATTGTAATCAAATGCCCATTCTTTAGATTCTGCTTGATATATTCCTTTATAGTAACTAGGTGTTTTTCTTTTTTTAACTTTGTTTACAATGTCAGCAATAAACGGGCTCTTTAGTACAATTTGTTCTCCGTCAATATATAAACTTTTAGTTCTATCAATAGTTCTAAAAGGCCATTTGAATGTTTGCTTATCAAGTATTGTTTCCGGATCAAACCCAGTACGTGCTAATAACGAACTGTATTTTTTAACAATACGTAATCCAATATAACTTTGCTTTTGTGTAAATGGACTATTTGAACCTAACTGCTTACCTAAACTTTTTACAATAGCATAATCATATTGATCAATAGATACTTCGTCTCCAAAAATGTAATTACCTTCTCCAGAAAGATACATAATACATTCTTCGATATTCTGATCGGTGGCTGGTAAAGATTCACCCATATTCATTCTAATCCTTAAGTTATGTAAGTATTATAACACGATTATGTGTTTTGAGCAAGAACTAATTTCTCTAATCTAGGAAGTAATCTTACCAATGGCAAGCCGTCTGCTATTTCATCAATAAAATATTCAGTGTATAGTAAGTTATTAAACCAAATTAATCGATCAGGTTTATGTAGATCTTCAATCCTACTATAGTCTTTATTTGACACATCATATGCTAAACTTTCTTTTCCTACAAACACAGGAACACCTGCTACAACTGCTTGAAGTCCGGGATTGCTACTATGACTAATAACACAATGGGCACCGTCTAAAGCCGCATCAAAATCAAATTCATCATATGTTTGTTGATATCGTTTTGGATATTGTAAATCTACATTTTTGTAATTAAAGTTAAGTTGTCGAATAGTACTAGGATCAATTGGACTACGAGGGTGTGGTCTTATTTTTATATCTCTGTTAGTATGTTTTCTTATCTGTTTGATCTGTTCTTCTAGCCACTGGTCAACTGGAGGCATAGATCGCCATTGATGACTTTTGTTGTGCTGTGTACATATCAATATGTATTTGTTGTTTGCTGTTTCTCTCCATGGTTGTAAGTCTAAGTCAAACTTCTTTTGTCTAAACTTACTAGCATTCCTCAACCAATTGTTAACACTACTTTTGGATCCTTCACCAAAGTATGCTTCTCTATTAATACCGTCAATAGCAACTTTCCAACTTTGGTTACGTTGCAGTCCGCCGACTTCTAGTACAATTATAGGTTTATTATTTGCCTTACAATGATCCCATACTTCTTTGTTTCTAGCCATACGACCATTCCACAACACTGACCATATAACAGCAACATTACACATATTAATATTCTTAGTCCATGGTACACCTGCTTTATCAAGACTAGATTGGAAAGCACCAAACACAGGTCCTGAATTCATTGCACCAAACTCGTTAAACATTCCGAAGATCATTTGTCACTTATCCTATTAAACTAAATATACGCATATAATGTTATTTATGGAGTTTATATATGTCACGCAAATTTGCTGTATTAACAACCTTTAATCAAAAAGGTTTACAACTATACGGTCAACGAATGATCAATAGTTTTGATGATCGAATGCCCCGAGAGATTGATTTGTACATCTATGCAGAAAGATGTTTACCAATAAACCGTAAAACAAAAAGAGTTATTAATATATTAGATCACGAGAAAACTTTACCTGCTATGGTAGAATTTAAAAAGAAGTATATTGGTGATCCTAGAGCAACAGGACAAGGTCCAGATGGTAAAAGACTAGATGCTAAAAAAGCATTTAAGTGGGACGCTATTAAGTTTTGTAATAAAGTTTATGCAGTGTGCGATGCCGCAAGACGAGCAAAAGAAGATGGTGTAGATGTACTATTATGGATGGATGCAGACAGTTACGTACATACTCCAATGCCTTTAAACTTCTTAGAAAAGTTTGTTCCTGAACATGTGTTTACTTGCTTTTTAGGTAGAGGACCAAAATATACTGAATGTGGTTGGTACACACTAAACTTAAATCATGAACACTGTGACAAGTTTATAGATGAATTTCAACGTATGTATGACGATGCTGAAAACGGTATCTTTAAAGAAAAAGAATGGCACGACAGTTACATTTATGATGTAGTTAGACGTTGGCATGAAACTACATATAACGTAACAAACAAAGATATATCAAGCGGAATACAAGGTGAAGGACACCCACTTATTAATAGTGAACTAGGACAATTTTTTGATCATATGAAAGGCGATGATCGCAAACGCCAAGGTCAAAGCAAACGCAAAGATTTAAAAATACAAAGACATGAAGACTACTGGAAGAGTGTAAGATGAAGAGCCCATTAATAGATAATTTTTATAGAATATTTGATGTAGTAAGGCCAGCATCGATATGTGAAATAGGAACACACGATGGTAAGAGTGCAAAACAGATGTGCGAGTATCTTTTAGAACTAGGCATAGATGTTAACTACACAGGTTACGATTTGTTTGAAGAAGCAAACGATGAAACACATAAGATTGGACACAATGGTAAAGGAACTGGTAGATTGAGTATTGCTACTGCAAAGTTACAATCAGTACGTGAAAAATATCCTACAAGATTTAATTATATATTACACAAAGGCGATAGTACTAAAATTTTAAACACACCACAAAAATATGACTTTGCTTTTATTGATGGTGGACATAATTACGAAATTGTAAAGCATGATTATTCTATGTTAAGTGAAACTCCAGTTGTTATTTTTGATGATTATATTATTAAAGGTGTAGCAGAAGCAGTTGACGAAATAGATAATGTATGGCAAATAGATACAAAATGTAAACGTAATAAACGCAAACAAGCAGTACGATTTTTAGATAGTAGTATTGTTGATAAACTTGCACAAGGAGTTATAAAATGAGTTTACCCGAACACCTAGGTGGACACAAAAATAGAACACACTTGGACAACGGATCATTAGATCATTGTATTAAAACATTTAACATCAAATCAATGTTAGACATTGGTTGTGGTCCAGGTGGAATGGTAGAACTTGCTAAAAGCAAAGGTTTAAAAGCATACGGAATTGACGGAGACTTTGAAGTTAAGCGTTCTAAAAAAGTATCTAAGTTTATAACAATACACGATTACGAAACAGGTCCAAGTTCATTAGATGTTGATGTGGACTTAATATGGTCAGTAGAGTTTTTAGAACATGTTTGGGAAAAGTATCAAGACAACTATATGAAAGACTTTCAACGTGGTAAGTTTGTTATTTGTACATTTAGTGAAAAGAACGGACACCATCATGTTAATCTAAAACCAGCATCATATTGGATAGACGTTTTTAAAGATTACGGTTTTAGTCACGATGCTGACATGACAAAAACAATTAGAGAAGTTACTACATTAAATATTACAGGAAAATTTGCACACAAACCCTTTGTTAAGACTCATGGATTGTGTTTTGTTCGAAACTAGTTTGTTACAATAATACTAGTTTGACAATGATTGCTTCTAGATAAAATATCAAACGATCTGTTATACTTTTTAATCCATTTGCCTAATGCTTTGTATTCATGCTCTTTCCAAGTAGTGAACCATTTTTTATTTGTCCATGGATAAAATTCATCAAACACTATTACTGTACCTTTGTTTATTTTTGAATTTAAGCAATCAAATATTGTTTTAGCACTACTATATAAGTCACTGTCTACATGTAAAAAACTTATATTGTCAAAGTTATTTGATTCTATAAAAGCAGGTAATGATGTATCAAACCAACCTTGAATTAGTTCAACATTCTTTTTTACTTTTGGAAACTTCTTAACTCCGCTAGGTCTACCAAAGTGTCCTGCTTTGATTGTTTTCGTTTTATTAAGTTGCCATTCTTCAGGTAGTCCTTCAAAACTATCAAAGCCGTATATAGTTTGATTAGGTAATGCTTTTGCAATATGATTTATTGTAGTTCCCCTACTAACGCCAAATTCTAACACAAGTCCATTAGTGTTGATGTGTGCAAGTGCATTATCTAAATTACTTAATCTTGCATCACCTTTCCAATGTAGTTCAGGATACTTTGATTCTACAACCATAGTATTATGAAACTTTTCGATGTTATAATCTGTTGAATCCATTATACATATTTTCTCATATGTTCCCATGCTTCGCCCGATGTTAGTTCATCAAAGTTCCAATGACACATGCTTAACTTTTGTAACCATAATTCTCTATCAAATACGTCTGGCATTTCAATATTTGCAATATCACTATTACAAACATCTTGTGCTTGGCAATCAATAGGATCATCTACAAATACAGGTATTCCTTCTATTGCACTTGCAACTGCTGGAGAACTATTATAAACTACTGTACACCAAGCATTGTTTAAGTCCATTTGTAAACTTCTATTAAGACGATCACTTATATGTACATTATCAAGACCGTGTAGTTTATATGCTTTTTCTTTTGGATTTAAATACTTTCCTGCTCTACGATCACCTGGATGTCCTCTAATAATAATTGGACGATCACTAAACTGTCTAATACGAGTTATAACATCTCTTGCCCAGTCTTGGTTATCTAAACCTTTCATTGACCACCCACCGTTACGTTGCAAACAAATTAAAATATGATTGCCTTGTGTTCTCCATTCTCTTGTGCGTATGCCTAAGTCTTGACTAACTTTAAGCCAACGTTTTGGATCAGGATTATCTGAAAAATAATTCCCTGTGGTAGGAAACACACCGTCCATACTATAACGCAAATAACGTTTAGTATTTTGTTTATCTAAGTATAAAAATAAATTACTGTCTACAATAATAGTTCTACGATTACGTTTTGCTTGTTCGTCTAATACTTGTTTGCGTAATTGTAAGTGCGGAGTATGTGGACTATCTTCGTGTACGTATCCTTGTAATACTGCAACATCACTAGGTGTGTAAAGACCGTCGTGTGCTATGCCTACATCACCGTGTACTTGTACACCTTGTACAAAACGTTTAAGAACTTCTGGCTTTTCTGGATTCTTATTACTACCAGGTATACCTTTTAGGTAACTTACAACTTTCATTCTGTTGGCTCAGGCTTGCCACACAGGTCAACAACTTTTGGCCATATGTGTGTCCATGCTCTGCCTTGTGCCATTTCTGCTCGGTCCCATTGACAATATGAAAGATCATTAAACCATTGTTGAATTTCTTCACTACTTGCAAGTGCAGGAGTTTCAACTGCTTCTAATTGTTTGCTAGATACATGATATGCAAAGTTTCCTTCATCTACTGCAATAGTAGGAATACCATATGCAATAGCATCAATAGCACTACCACTACTATAAGTAATACAAGTTTTTGCTTCTTTTAAATCTTCTTGTAATGTTCTTGCAATTCCGTCACTCCATACTATGTTAGGATAATTTTTAAATACTATTTTTCCTATGTCACCAAAAAAGTTTTCATGTCCTTTTTCACTCATTGCAGGGTGAAATCTAATTCTTATTTCACGTTTTGTAATACTTCTAAGTTCTTCTATTGTGTCTAATAACCATTCGCCATGATCGGATCCACGTAGACTAGCATCGCCGGGTAACTGTGTAAGTATTAAAATGTTACCGTCTTTGTTATTAATCCAACCTTTCCATCTAACATATAAGTCACCAAATTTACTAAGTCTATCACCGTTTGAATTTTCGTTATTAAATTCTCCAGCACCACTTAGAAAGCCATTAAGTCCAATTCTATACATATCATGGTTACTTTGTTTTACAATACTTCTAGCAAGTAACGGAGTTTCAAGTACAATATAATTTTTACATTTTTCAATTACACTATTTCTTACACGATGATGTAAATTTTCTCTTTCTTTTGCACTACCAAATATGATACCGACGTCTGCTGTTTCGTCTGCAACTTCGCCGTAATCTAAACTAATCTCTACACCAATTTTACGGATTTCTTTAATATACTTTTGCATATTGAATTCTGTTAGTTCTTCTTTTACTTTTACACTTTGCGAAAAGTGTGTAACAAGGCCGCGATAGTATGCACGTAATACATCTTTTTCGCCGTTGTTTTGTCCTGTTAACATGTAGACTTTAATTTTCATTCAATACTCTCCTTGCTGTTCCGTCGTATAGTTCTTGTATATGATACTGTCCGTATGCTAGGTGACATGCCCATTTGTGAACCAAGTCACTGTCCGGATAGTATGGTGTTTCAATTTTAGTTATATCATTAGATGCTACTGGGGTACTAGCATTGGGTGCAAGTCCAAAAGCAGGTATTCCGTATAATACTGCTTCAGTTGCCGCAATACTTTGTAGTGTAACAACAGCATGTGCATTATCTAATTCGTCATATATAGTTTTAACAATACGTTCTGGACGACTTGCCTTTTCACGTACAACTATAGGACGATCAGTATATTCTTTTATCTTACTAATTGTTTGTTCACGCCATTCGTTCATATCAATATCATAAAATTTTGCAGGTTTCTCACTTGGCATAACAACAAGAATATTACGTCCGTCTTTTTTCCATTTTGGAATTTTGTATTGTAATTTTTCCCATCTATCACTAGGTCTATCAATTATAGTGTTGTGTTGTAGATCATTTTTTACTATTCTATGAAACCATTTCCAGCCATTAGGATTGATAGGAGATTTGTAATTACCTAAGTATCCACTATCCATATAGTAAAAATCTCTTTTATCTTCCCAACACTTTTTCATAATCTTATGTTTTAGTATACCACGTAGCACTATTGGTTGTGGTGCAGTTGTATCATAATCAAATGTTTTATCCGATGTAGGCTTAGCATTACACCCGTCTGCAAACATATTAACGTATTCGTCTGTGCCGTTTTTACTTAAAAATATCATGTTGATAATCTTTCCAATATACATGTTCTGACATACGTTGTTTAAATTCATCTAACAAGTCTGCATAACTGTTGTTCTTTTCTAATCGTTCTGTTGATAGTAAACTTTCGTTAACTCTATTAGGATCATAAAAAAATATGTTTACACTATTACTACTAATACTAAAAAATTTATATCCTATACTTTCAAAATAGTTTCTGTATTTTTTATAACTTACCCCGTGCCATATTGTTTTACTATATTGATTACAATCTTCAATAAAAGGAAATGATCCTACAGCATCGTAACTAAACTTTCTATTAATCTCTGCACAAATAATACTAGGACGAAAGTTTAAATTAATTAAGTTAGTCATAACTTCATAATCGTAACTGTCAATATCTAAACTAAACACATCTACATTTTTGTCAAATAATTGTATAATTTCTTTGCATTTATTAGGAGTAATACGTCCTCTATGAAAAGTAACATTCTTATGCAGATTGATTTGTCGTTTCATATCAAATGCTGTGCAATGATACTTGTGATTCTGTACTAAATTCTGTGTACAATTTATTGATATACCTGTAGGACTTTTTACATCACTGCCCCAACCAATTTCAACACATTTTTTTGTAGGTTCTTTAAGTGCTTTTACTAAATGTAAAATTATTCCATCTTCGTCTGATTGGCAATGATGCCTTTCACTGTAAGGTAATCTAAACTTCATTTCTTCCATGTCCTAAAGTTATTCTCTAACTCTTTAAGTTTGCCGTGTTTTTTATTTTTCTTTTCTTGCTTATCAAGATCCTTACGTTCTGCACCTGTAGTAATTTTTTCAATATACTTGTCCATTTTGGGATCTTTCTTTCTTGCACCTTTAAAGTGTCTAAAATATTTGCCTAGTACAGTTTCTTTAAGTGGACTGTGTGCAGTACGTTGTGGATGGAAGTCAATTACCTTCACTCCGTTGCTTATTGCATCAACTACACAATCAGCAAACACATATGCATCATTTGGTTTAGGAAATCTACTTCTATCATTAACACTACGTGATAGATATATGTCTTCATATCTGTTTACAAATGTTTCAGCATAGTTGTGTTTTGTGTTAAACCAATATATACCTGTATCTGCATGTTGTATATTAGTACCAGCATACTTACCTTTATTCATTGTTACACCCATGTACGCCGCAATATTATCTATAGGACACTGTTGCTCTAACCACTCTTGTGTTATATCTCTGTAAGTAACACTGTCTGCATCTAAGTATATAATTGTGTCTGCATCAATATTTCTACAAGCATGTACCCAACTAAATGCTTTGTAAGCAAAGCCTCTACTAAAGTGTTTTCCGATATAATCTAAATATTCTTTTAAAGGTTCGCCACATGCTTCGTATACATCTAGTTCTTTAAGTTTAGATGAACTTAAAGGTAGTTTCATATCTTCAGTGTAGCAATACAATGGAATATCACTAGGCCAAAACTGTAGATAGGTTTCTACCATTTTGTTTGCCATTGAGTCGTAGTAGTCTTTATTAAATGTTGTTATACACGCAAATTTACGCATTGTTATCTCCAAATACTAACGGTTTTAGATGTGCCCAACTTTCGCCTTTTGCATGTTCTCTTTGTGTCCATTGAGTGTATGCAATATCATTACACCATTGTGTTCTATCTATATCGTAGTTTAAATTTTCTATAGTTTCTAAACCTTGTTGTCTTATAGGCCAAATCATACTACCATCTTCAAATGCAAAAGTTGGAACACCTTCACATATTGATTCTATTGAACTTAAACTATTATATGTAATTACGCAATGTGCATCTTCAAGGTCTCGATATAGGCCGTCTGCTGTACAGTTATTATTCTCGTCTGGCAAGTAACTATGCAATGAATCTACATTTTCACTTACACTTATATCTAATCCTGGATATCTTTTTTTAAGTCTAAGCGACATCTTTGTTCCTCGACTTAAATTTCTAGGATGAGGTCTTAAAAGTATTGGACGATCTTTATGCTTTTTAATCTCTAATATAATGTGTTCTACCCAATCGTAAAAACTATTATAATCTTTGTACAAATTTAAAAGGCTACTATCACCTTCTTTTTGTCCCATAATAATAATTTTATCACCACGACTTTTCCAATCTTTTAATTTTACACCACTTTCTTTTTCAAATTTATTCCAACGATCTGGTGGACTATTTTCATTACCAAAGTTTCCTTCAGTCCATTTATAACTTGTCCAACCTAGCCTAGTCCAACCTAAGTGTCTTCTAAAACAAGAACTTTCATTAACTAGAAATGGCTTACCACTGTCACGTATAAAACGGTACATAGGTCCTTGCCAGCCATTGTTAATTTTTGGTTTTAATAAATTTGTTTGTATGTAAGCATCAGCATTGTGCGGTACGTCAATGTTATCAACTATCTGAAAACTATCACCGTGACGTACTAATCCTTTTGTTAGACAAACTTGTAATGATTTTACTGAGCCTTTAATTCCTACAAGGGAGACCATTCTGTACCTGTTTTGTTTGCAGTTTCAATCCATAAGTTAGCATAGTCTACATCTTGTTTTCCTTTAAACCAAGGTCCACCTTCTGTAAAATGAATTGCTTTTGGTTTACCATCTTTTGGTTCTTTATACCAACCTTCTAACCAATTCCATTCATGACTAATTTCGCCGATCTCTTCATCTTTTAACCAACTAAAACGGTGCATAAATTTTCCTGTTTCTTTGTTTACCATACTAGGTATAACTTGCTGATTGCTTGGATGTCCGCAGTTCCATAATACCATTGAACTCCAATTCTTACGTGGATATAAATGCTGTGTTTTACCGTCCATCTTATCTGAACCATCTGTAGGAGTATAGTCATGATGAACACACATAACAGCATACTTGTCATCTCTTTGTTGTAGTAGTTTATCTACATCATCTAACCAAAGAAAGTCGCAATCACAAAATAATGCCCAACCTTTATAACCTTGTAGATGTGGAATTAAAAATCTACTAAATGTAAATTCAGTAGACCCTAATGCGTCTGTTTCTCTAGTATAAACTCCACTGCGTTTAAGTTCAGGTAATTTAAGATATTTAATATCAATGGGTTCTTCTGTAGTGTGACGTAAACTATGCTCACAAACATCACTAGCAATTTTTTCTCTGCTGTCATAGCCAATGTATATGGTATTCATTATTATTCCTCTCTGCGTTCAATATCTTCTTCAACGCATAATTCTCCGTGTTGAACTTCTAGTACATGACACGGTTCTTGGAAAGGATTGTATCCTTGGTGCCAAACTTCCTTGTCAATATCATAACCTTTTGTTAAGTGTGGTAATGTAACATCACTTACATGGCCGTTATATTCTGTTTTAACTTTACAACACCCTTTAAGTACATACCACATCTCAGCACGTTTAAAATGCTTTTGCATTGATAGTTTTTGTCCTGGTGCAATAACAAGTTCTTTAACTTTTACACCTTTGCCGATTGTATACAAATCTCTATACCAACCCCATGTGCGTTCAACTTTAGGATGTTTCCATTCTTCTAATATCCAACTACTTGAATTCTTTTTATTTTCTCCACCTATGCCAAACTTAAACTCAACATCAGGATCATCTCCATATGTAAGCATTTCGGGAATGTTTGTCCATGTTCGATCTCCGCCGTTAGCGAATATAATTTTATCACCTAAATCATTTAAGTTTTTTGTTTTGAAAATTGCACCACATGCACTATCGTCACTATCATCAAAGTCGATAACAACGTCTACCATATAGAATCTTTTTGTAATTTCAACACGTTCTTTAAGTGGCATAAAAGGTTGCCCTTTCTTGCGTGTTAGCCAATCATCTGAGTTAAGTCCTACCCAAAGTTCGTCGCCTAACTTCTTTGCTTCTTCTAAGTATGCTAAATGTCCACTGTGTATAGGATCAAAGCCGCCTGTTACTAGTACTATTGTTTTCTGTTTCATAGTACTATTTATGTGCGTATATTATTGTGTAATTTTATTTGAAAGTCAAAAAAAAAGACTCCGAAGAGCCTTTTAAAAATATAAGCAAAATAGGTAGGACTTGGGTACACCTACAAGCACGGACCGAAATACCATTTCTAAACCGTACAACCTGTCCCCGCGGGTTAGTGCGATGTGACTCAGCGTATTTCTACTACCAAGCCTGGGTACCACCCCTGGACAGTCAAGTTCGACTCTTTTGGTAGGAGCCTCTTCCTTGCACTATAAACAAAAAGTAATTAATTTTTTGTTGCTTATGTAACTAATATAGCAAATAATACTATAAAAGTCAACCTTATTTTAAATAAAAGTTTTCCAAAATGATATATTATACGGAAGCGTCTTCCATACCTGCTACACGTAGTTTAACAATATTAGTAATTTGCCATTGTTTCATGTCAATACCTTTCATTACTCCTAACCACTTGTTACGTAGTAGAGCAAACTCGTTAATGATCTTTTCAAAGTCTACTACATCTGCTTCACCATCAACGTATTTTTCAACGTCACGACTGCTTAATGCTCTTTGATAGTTTTCTAAATATTGTTTAAAAAACTTTGATCTAGTTCTACGTAGTTCTATATTTAAATATTCTAGTACTGCCTCAATCTCTTGTAATTGTCCAAAACGTTCTTCAACAACTCCTGGTAGGTTTGCGGCCTGCTTTTCTAAGTTGCCAAATAATCTTGTCTGCTTACGTGCTTCTTCAAGTTCGCCTTCATACCACAGAATAGCCGGGGGTATGTTTGCAATATCTTGAGTAATTCTAGAATACCAATTCATTTAGTTCCACTCATCATCATCACTGCTATACGGGTCTTCGTCCCAATTATCGCTATCTTCGTCCTTATACTTTTCACCTTGTAGGTCATTTACTGCTTCTCCTAAGTATGGATCTTCAGCACCTACGGCATAAAGTGTATCTTCGTCGATACCGTTATCTTGACACCATTTAACGTATTGCATTGCTAATTGTTCTTTGTTAGTCTTTGGGACATACTCCGAAAAGATATCCCAAAGATCAATCAGTTGGTCTTCACTCATTTCCGTCACTTATTTTTTCCTCAATTTTAACATTTTCTGATTCTACAACTTCATCTTCTATAGATGTTTCTGCTTCTTCGTACTTATGTCTAATTTTAGAAAAGTCGTCCATCACGAGTTGTAATTTTTCACCAGTCCAGTCTTTACGGTAGTGTAAAATTTCCTCGTTCTTACTGTTAACGAATTTAAGTCTGTTACCTTGTTGTGTAAGAAGTCCTTGTTTTTCAAACAAGTCTACTAATCCACTGTAAGGATCCATTCCTGTTTCATAAGGGATCTTTACTTGTACGCCTTCAAAAGGTTTTGCGTAACGTGTTTTCATTACCTTACATGCGGCTCTAATACCACGTACATCTGTTACCTTTTTGCCATCAGCATCTTCTTTTAGTTTTAGTTTTTTCATTGCTACAACAATTGAAGATGCATACACAAATCCTTGTCCTCCACTGATTTTATCATCAGGATCAAACATATCTTGTGATGCATACGTATGGTTAGTACATACCATACCTACATTATACGCACCAAACATGTTAACTGTATTACGTACAAGTGCTGTCAGTGCCTTAGGTTTTCTACCCATATCACCTTTCAAATCACCTTTACCAAACTGGTCAACATCTGTTGGTGTTAATAACATACCCAGTGAGTCAACAACAAACAATACCTTAGGTCTGTCTTCTGCGTCTACAGAATCATAGTCGTTTCTGTAGTCTTTCATAAACTCACTTATAGTTTTAGCAACATCATCAATCATTGACATTGACAGTCTAAGCAATTTGCCTTCGTCTGTATCAACACCTAATGCTTGTAGCCACTTTTCATCAAGTGCATTCTCTGAGTCAATTAAAACTACAAAGATACCTTGATCTTGTGCCGCCTTTACAATGTTACCACTTGCAAAGTATGATTTACCTGCGCCGGATTCACCTGCAAACACTGTCACCTTACCTAGAGGAATTCCTTTATAGAAGTCCCCTGAGATAAGATGATTAAGTGCGTAATTGCCGGTTGAAACCCAGTCAGTTGGATCGTTAAAACCTGTACCTAATCCTGTAATAGACTTGGTGAGGTTCTTACGAAATTTACTAACGTCGAATGGTTTCGCCATAATTACTCCTTACGATTGACGGTTGCGAATCATTGCTAAAATATCATTAGCACGTTCACTACTTGGTTTTTCTTCTGTTGCACTTGCAGTAGGTGCCACCGCTTCAGCAGTTGGTGCTGGAGCCGCAGGTGCTACTGTTTCTGCTACTGGAGTAGGAGTCGCTGTCGGTGCCGCTACAGGCGCTGTTGCCTTGTTCGGATCACCAGTTGGAGCACTCATGCCTGGAGCACGAAAGTACTGCCCAAAACGCTCTGGATCATATGCTTCACCATCAACAGATGCTTCAAACATTTCTTGGATAACTTTAACTTCAACGTCTGTTGGCTTTTTAGGTAAAAAGTCTGACAAGTTATGCAATCCATGTGTATCAATTGCTGTTTTTTCTTCTTCAGTTATTGCACGTTCTCTACGTGACCAAGTTGAAGTTGAATAATCAGCATATCCACCTTTAGATGTTTTCTTAACTCTAAAGTCCACACCACGTACATAATCTGTAGGTAGTTCTTCCATCTCAGGATCCATTAATGCACCCTTAATGATTTGGAAAATTTGTGGTCCAATAATAAAACGTCTAATTGGATTCTCTGGAGTAGTATCTTCACTGATTGGATTTTCTGCTACAAAGCCTTGGAAAATATAAGAACGTTTCTTCCAATATTTTCTACCTTGTTGCTCCAATGCAGGATCTTTGAACCAGCCACGTACTTCTTGTAGTACTGGACATGCTTCACCATACATTTCCATACATGGAACGTTAACTGTCACTGGACGTGAATCAGTTTGTCCTTTAATACCTGCAAAAGGAAGTTTGATCATTAAGCGTTCTTTCCAAAAGAAAGTTGCTTCAGGATCAGAGTCAGGAAGAAAACGAAGTACTGCTTCGCTACCTTCTGCCATATTCCAATGTGGGTAAATTGCGTTGTCGCCGCCGCTTTGTTTGTTGTTGCCACTTGTGCGTGACTCTTGTTCGCGTAATTTTGCACGAATTTCTGCTAATGTTGCCATAATTTAAGCCTCCTATATGTTTTGCCTTTATGTGCCTGTTGTTCGATTATCGAACGTTTCGATATGTTTCTCTAACAACATATCTATATTATAGTTACCTTTTGTTATAAAGTCAACTAATAATTCTGAATTTATCTAATTAATTTAGCCAATTTGTCTTTAATGTATTCTAGGTCTTCGTTCGTCTTTGCCATTGCCTTACGGACTTCGTCTGGACTCATGTCCAACTCTTTTGCTATTTCCTCATCGCTGTGGCCTTTGGCTTTAAGACTGTGCATATACTTAATGCTACCTTCTTCTACATCTTGATCATCTTCAACTTGTACCTCGTTACCTGAAAGTTTAGATACAAACTTTTCGACTAGATCCCCTACGGAATCACCAAAACGCTTACGAGCGGAAATAACCACGCCAGTTTCACCTTTTGGAAACGCTCCAGTTTCTGTGTCATAGAATGAGCGAACAAACTCAATGATATCTTCGGTAGATGCTTTTTCATCTTTTGGCTCTTTGTCGTCGCCTGCTAATTTCATAGCACCGTCTTTATCAATAGTTACATCTGTAGTATCGTTATCATCTTCCATGGTCATATCACCAAAGTCTAGATCATCTAGTGCTTCAGGATCGTTTTGTTTAAGATAACGATAGATAGCGGGTCTAGCACAGGACTCTGGGTCGCTTTCTGCTAAACTTTTTAGTTCGTTCATTAGTCCTTCGTCTTCAATAATACCTTTGAGACTGTTTATTGCATTTGTTGCATCAGGACCTACTGGTAGTGATTTGCCAATCATTTTGTTTAACATATCAATACGTTGTTTGTCTAAGGCTTCATCAATTACAGAGTCTGCCCATTCTTCAAATTCGTTTTCAGGTGTGTTACTAGATTCAAACCCTGCATCACGTTGCATATCTCTATAATTATCTGCTTGGTCGGCCATATTATCCATATAGTCCATATATACCCAGTCATTTAATTCTGGAAGTTGATATAAATCATCAATTTCTTCTTCCGGAACTTCTGAACCGTCTGTGTAATACACAGGAGCATTTAATTGATATATGCCATCACTAACATCTTCCATGTCGTAATCTAGTTTGCCAGTATCAATTTCTTTTCCTTTAAAGATAACTTTTTCACTTTCATCTAACACATCATCTAAACTAACTGTAGTTTCAGCAACACGCTTTTGATGAATACTGTGTAGTAACGGGAACATATCTTTTAGTTCTTCATTAAATTGCGGAATTGTAAATGCATTGGTAAGATCATTTATAATGTCTTCTCCCAATTCTTCGCCTGTACTTTCAACAGGAATAAAATTTTCTTTTGATTGTACGTAGTATCCTTGACCTTGTAATTTTTTAAGATGTGATCTTAAGTTATCAAGTTCTAAATTACTTCCTTCAATAATATCATTTGAAGTTGTATTCATAAAATCTTTTTTACCTACAAATCTTTTAAATGCAGTAAGTTTAGCAATGTTTTCAGAAGTTGCAATAATATGTTTGCCAAAGTCGTCATGAGGGACGCCACTATTAGCAACATGTCTAGCCATTGCTCTAGCACCTGCTAGATGAGCAAAAGGATATTTAAAACGTTCTCCTGATTCATTTTCAATAAACAAAGAACTAATATGTCTAGTTCTAGCACCTGACTGTTCTGGTGTAATTTCTTTTTTATGTCTGATAATGAGTTTTGTTTTGTCTAGTTCCTCATAACTAGATTTAGTTGTTCCGTACATTGTTGACTCCTGAACTTGTTTGTTTGCCAAGTATTGATAATCTCGTTTGTCTAAATTTGATTTTGCTATGTCTCTAGTATCAAAACCCATCATGTGCTTTTTAGCAAAGAAACGCATTTCTTTTAAAAAGTTATACCATTCGTTTTCAATAGGCTCTGGTAAGTTTTCTAACATGTTTTGACTGTAATAAACCTTTAATGATTCCGCTTCACTAATGCTAATACTAACGGCGCCTTGGTTCTCGCCATTTACAACCCAATCAAAGTCATAAAATCGTGCTTGGCCTTCATCTGATGTAGGTGCGCCATTTTCGTCTCCCATTACAATTTTTGGAAAACGACTACGAATTTTTTCAAATAACTGTTTTGCTATGCTGTCTAATCCTGTCATACTGTTATTTATGCTACTAGAATGAAATAAACACAGGCATGGGCATTACGCTAGATTCAGAATCTGCATCACGCATCTTCTCATATATAGCAGGATCCCATTCTGCAAGTATCTTTTGCATACGAACATTAAGCATAGTACTCATTACTAGATCGTCATGTTCGCCTGTTTTAGCACCAAATGTAGTGCCGTGTGCAACAAATGCTTTTAGTTCTGATATTAGTGGTTTAGATTTGATTTTAAGTTGGCCGCTTTCAAGCAGTTGTTTGAATTTAGCACATGCTGATATCTTTGTTTTATGTGTAGTATTAAATCCTTTTCTAAACTTACGAACATGCCCTTTACGTGCAGGCTCACTTAAAAACATTCCATATATGTTTTCTTCGCCGTAGTCAGCAATTGACACTAATACTGCTTCTCCTATAGAATTATTTTCTACACTGTAATATACTTGTGGAAGTTTTTGCCCTCGGCGTTGCCCTTCTTCCATAATAGTTTTGTTAATGTCTGCAAGTATTCTTACTTGTGCTTGTATTGGTGTAGTATTATGTTGCCATTCTGCTACTTGTTCAAAACTTGGAAGTTCAAATACCTGTATTGCGGCATAGTCACCTCCTGTACCTAAACTAGGATCTAAACTTACAACATATGTAAAGTTAGGATTAATATCTTTATACCAACGTGTTTGTCCAAATTTTCTTAAAGGATCTGCACCTTCTAGTTCTGCAAGTTTAACACTATTAATTAATGTTTCGTCAAAGATTAAGAATTCACACTCGTGTTCACGTCTAAAACGTTCTTCACCAATACGTGATTTTTCTTCTGCGGCCCATGCTTCATCTCTATCAGGATGTTCACTCCAATGTGCAGAAAAAGCGTAGAAGCCGTTTATACCAACTTCAGTATCATTACCGTGTTCGTCAAAACGCTTCATTGCTTCTGTCCAAATAAGTGCAAACTGATCTTCATCACTGTTAGGTGTTGAAGTAATAATTGCTTTACCGCCTGTTGCTAGTGTTGGAGAAATAGCAGTCCAGAATTCTTTGGCAATAGTAGGATTAACAAACGCAAACTCATCACAATATAATAATGATATGGACATACCACGTCCAGTATTGTCTGTTGTGGTTTGTGAAACTATTCGCGAGCCGTTATCAAATTCCATTGACCCTTTGTTGTATGAAGTTACACCGCATCTAATATGATCTGGACAGTCTTCGTAAGCATAGCGAATACGATGCATAATTTCTTGAGCACCTGCATATTTGTGAGCGGCAATAAGAACAGTTACGTCTGGATTAAACATTGCATACCATAACAAGTAACCAGCCGCTGTAGTTGACTTACCTGTTTGTCGAGGTAGCATGTTAATATTAAATCTATAACTGTGATACGAGTCTACAAGTCTTTCTTGAAACTCAAAAGGTTCAAACAACAACTTACCTTTTGTAGGATGTTGTATGTAAAAGAAATTATCCATAAAGAATTTAGCACCAGTGTCAGGGTTTGCACATGCTCTTAGTTCTTGAACTTCTTTTTCTGTATATCTAGTCCTTGTGTGTGCTTTTTTGACAAGTACACCGTCAAGGCTTTTTGCGTTTTGTGCCATAATAGTATTTACTTTAAAATTGAGGCGGTTTTACGTTTATTGATACTAGCATCTATTACAGTACGTAACAAATCAAAATGTGTGCTTAAACTGTCAAATAAATCAATGTTTAAGTATTCACTAGCCATGCTATAACTACTTTTTCCTATGTTACTATAGTAAGTTATGTCTAAACCTTTATTGCGTCCGTATGAAGGGAATACGCCTGTTACAAACAAGCATGTATCACCTAGTTGCTTTGCATTTTGTGTATATGGGCGTTGTAATTTTAAATATGATTGAGCAAATGTTTGTTGTGGCAAAAAGTCTGGCTTTTCAATGTGGCTTGCCAAAAGAAAAACAACGTACGACTCTAGTTCAACTGGAAGTTCGTAACCGTATGTTTCTTTTGCCTCACATACAACCTCGTAGAAGGCGTTGGTGTACTCCGTCTTCATACAAATATTTATTGTATTTTTTATAAATCGTTGTAGTAACCTTGATCATAGCGTAAATCAAATAGTTTACGTCTATCTTGTTGTATTAGTACAGGTACAGGACTAGCGAATTTTCCATAATTAGGTTCACTCCATAACCATTCGTATTCATAACTTACATTTAATTTTTTACAAAGTTTTTTAAGTCGTCTACGATTAATATCTTTAAATGTATATACTATTGCTTGATTGTTTTCTAAAGGTTCCCATGTTCCTGACCATTCGACTATTTTAATTTCGTTCTTCTTCCATGCCACTAAACTCCACGGACATACAGGTTTTATTTTTTGGAAATATTCTGCCCAATCAATCATATGAATATTTAATGAAAAAAATAGGCGCCGTAGCGCCTATTGAATCTGTTATTATTTTTGAATTATTTCTTTTTACCTTTGCCGCGTCCACGTCCTTCTGATGTTTTAACATCTTCTGATTTGCCACGTCCACGTCCAGCCATTAACTTATCTTTACCACGTCCACGTCCAGCCATAACTTTACCACGTCCAGCCATAACTTTACCACGTCCACGTCCGGCCATTACTTTGCCTCTGCCTTCGCTTGTATGTTCTTTACCATCTGATAGTTCGTTCCAAAGTTCTTCTTTGAATGTATCATAAGCAGATCTTAAATTATTTTCAATTGACTCTAAAGGATTATCTCCACTCTTTGCTGGTACTTGTTTAGTTTTTCTTGTTGCCGCACCTGCATCTTTTGCATAGTCTGGATCATAACCTTTGTATGTAGGTTCTTCTTTTTCGTCACCCATTGAGTTAGCAAAACCTTCTGCAGTATCTTCGTCTTCGTTTTCAATACCTGCTAAATGTGCTAAACGTTCTTGTTCGCTATAACTCATGTCTGGCTCGCCGTCTTGGTCTAAATCAAAATCTATACCTGTATCTGTTTTTGTAACAACTGCATTATCGTCATCTTCGCAACCACAATCGTCATCGTTGTTAGCGTTAATGTCATCATCTGATTTCATCATTGGAACATTATCTGCATCTGGCATCATATCAGGTGTTACAGTTTTCATTCCTGCAAGTTTCATAATCTGTGCAATCATTGGTAAGTCTGATTCGCTGTCAGCACTAATAGTAATTGACTCATTAACAGATTCTGCAACATCTGGAATACCATTACCATTTTCGTCTTTCCAATATGATCCTAATTCATCATGTGAATCATTTTTGCAATCACAATCTTTATCGCACTTGTGCATTTCACAACCACAATCTTCGCAAGTATAAGTTTTACCTGCCATTAATTTTTTTACTGCTGGTGGAGCAGTTCTTGATTCTTTAACGTCTTCTTTTTTAAGATCGTCTTTGCCTTTACCGTCTATAGCATAATCCGGAACCATTTTACCTGTCTTAGGATCTTTTACCATCTTCTTTTTTGCCTCTTCGACTGGAGGATTTAATTTCTCTGTATTTTCTAATGCATCTGAATGTACATTAGGATTAACTTTATCTAGATCTCTTAAACGGTCTAGTACGTCGATCATTTCACGTGATGCCATTATTCTGCTCCCTTGTGACGCTCTTTTTGTTCTTTTGCTAACTGTTGTAAAAACGTCTCTTTACCTTTTTCAGTTGCAACTAATTCATCTTTATCCACTTTAGGTGCATCTTTATATTCACCATCTAAAAGTTTATCATCATACGGCTTATCTTCATCTCGTTCTGCTTGATATTCTTCTGTTGGTTCACCTGGTTTACGTACACGGATCATATCATCTTGCATATTAAGTACGCTTGATAGATACGCTCTAAGTTCGTGCTGTGTAGTTGGATAGTTTACTGTTGTTTCGTATACTGTAACTTCTGTATTAGTTAATTCAGGGAAGTCTAATGGAACACTTTGTATTGGTGTTTTCTTACCCGCAGTTAAATTTGCAACATCAAATTTCTTTAATGCTACCTCTAAACTATCTTCAAAATTTTCATCTAAAACGCCTGCAATTTTAATAACAAAGTCGTATTGCTTTGATGCTTCTGCTAGGTGTTTTTTAAATGTGCCTGCCATCATATTCTCCTTTAACTACGTTTATTTATCTTGATCATTGTTTAAAATCTTATCTAAGATGGCGTTGCGATCCATAACTACATAGCCCTCAGCATCAACTGTGTCTGCATTATCACCTTGTTTTTGATCAATATTTGCTTTTTTAAGTTGTAATTCAACCATTTTAAGTTTTTTATCAAGTTTTTGACTTTTAGCATCAATAGCATTTTTAAGCATATTACTTGCTGTTTCAAAAACTCTACCCGCATAACGGGACTCAACATTCATGCCCAAATCCATTAGATCTTCATAACTTTGTTTGGCTTTCTCTGCTAGATCATCTAGTTCTTTATCTGCTAATTCTCCAAGTCCTTTTACCATGGGTAAAGCGGCAGATATTTTATCAAATTCTGCTATACTCCGCTCAAGGTTGTCAGTTTCTTTTTTGACCTCAACGACGGCTTTTGGTTCTTCAACCTGCTCCATAGTTTGTTTAACTTCTGGTAGATCTAACAATTCTTCTAATTTCTTTGTCATATTAATACTTATCTTCTTTTGCCAGTGTGGAATAAATCTTTTTCAGTAACTACTCTAAATTGGATGCCTTTTTGTTTACAATACTTTGCGGCCGCTTCCCACTTTGCTTTATTTTTAATATATTGTGCTTGGTTGTAAACACTCTTTCCAACACTTTCTTTTACAGTATGATTTTCTGGTTTAATTTCAATCACTTCTGCTTTAGTTTTACCTTTACTGTTTGCATATACAATAAAGAAGTCTGGAACATATATAGTATACTTACCGTCTAAGGGATTTCTATAAGGAATCTTGATACTTTCACTTGCCCATTTTGCAATAGCAGGATGATCATCGCACATCTTCATAAAGTGCCATTCCCAACTTGATCTATAAGTTGGAGTTTTAGTTCCTATGTATTTTTCTGGGTTCTTGAGTTCGTACCTACCACGGGCAAAGTTTCCTAATCGTGCCATTATGCAATGATATTCCTCTTAGCCGGGTTATCGCCTGTATCAAGTTTTGCAGTACCTAATGCTGAAACATTTATTCTATTGATATTTAAAATTTCACCTAGTACATTATCCAATTGAGTTACTTCTAAACTTCTTAATTGGTCAAGTAATTCAAACGGACTAACTTCGTCAAGTTTGCATTGTTTTAAAAAAATAAATGCAACACTTTTTGCCGCTGGTTCTTCCATTCCTCTTTTTAAAAAGAATGCAATGGCCGCATCACTTTCACTGGCTTTAAATTGTAGTTCTGCCTTGTTGAGTGCATCAAAATATAAAATAGAATCTTCGTTACTATCTTTCTTTTTAATTTGTACATCCAATGGTAAGTTTGAAAAAGTTTCTTTCATTATTTTTCCTATTAGTTTTCTAGTGGAATAACAGTAATGATCAATTGTTCAGCACCACCACCTGGTTCCCACTCTGCAGGTTTACCGGAATTGATCCAAGCATAATAATCTGTAGTATTTAGGAACTCTGTTTTCCGTCCAGTGTTAGGATCTATAGGATCAACTATTTTTCCACCAGTAGTTGTGGTACCTTCTCCTGTGTTATTACCTGCGTTTACGCTTTTTTGAATAGTCGTAGTATCTGCAACTTCTTCTTCACCGTCTTGTTTTGTTAATGCTACTTGTGTTGCTTTAGTATCATTTACTTTATTAAGTCCAAATATTTGAACACTGTCTTCTATAGTATTTGTTATAGCACCTGTTGCAATACTTGATACTTCGTTTTTAATTCCTGCTTTAGTAAGTTGTTTAGCATTGTCTATTGTGTTTTTTGCTTTGATTGCAGTTCCTAGTAATGCTAGTGGATTGCTTGTTACATTTGGATCTAACAAATCACCAAACACATCAAGTCCACCTGCAACTACACCATTTTGTCCAAATAGTGTGCTACTACCTCCGCCCATGATACTTAATGGACTTGGAGATTTATCATAATGTAATTGTGCAAAGCCATCTGGATTATCATTTCCTACTCTACCTTGAGCGTACTTGATACCTTCGTATATTAATACCATTTGGTTTTCAGCAGGCTGACTACTTGAAGAATTTAATTGTGGTCCTTGCCAACTTTGAATTATTGGATTAATTAATGTGTACTCAAAAAAGTTATGTCTACTTAATTGATATATACTAATTTTGTTAAAGAAGTGTCCTGGAAAATCACTGTTAATACCAAACCCTACTTTTTGACTTTGTATAGGAGATGTTCTATAAGGACCTGCACCTGATGTATTTCCGGTTGGATCATCGCCTTGTGCGTCTGCACCACCTGGTCTGCTGTAAGTTGGTTGTACTTTCAACTCTTCTGGAAATACAGAATCAGCATAATAATTTTTAAAATATTGTTGCCACATACCACTAATTAAATTTACATTATCATCATGGAATGTTATATTAATCGGAGTGTATTGTACTTGGGTTTGAATATTAGTCTTCTTACCGTATTGATTTTTAGTTTCAGTGTTAAGTGTTACTCCTGGAACTTGACATGCTTTAACTAGCATACCTACTTCGATGTTTGGTTCAGATTTTGACCAACCTACAGGGCCACCTGGACTACGTGCCGCGGCCTTATTAATATCAAAATGTACATGATATAAAAATTCAACCTTGGGTGCAAGACGCATGTAATCGTCTGTAAACAATCTTGCGGCATGTTTATAATCTTTCATGTCGCCTTCAGAACCAAATATTCCTCCGACTACACTTCCTAAAAATTTAGTTACTTTGCTCATACTATTATTTAGCCATAAAAAAAAGGCCGAGTTTTACCCCGGCCCTTTGTAAACAGATGACTACTAATTAGGTATTAGCCTGTTGCTAAAGTTCTAATTGTTCTTCCGATAGCACTACCAATACCGTTTGGCTGACCAGCACCATTAGTTTGGATTGCGTTATCGTATTGCAGTGACATAGTAATGTCAACTGGATTTGAATCTGAGTATGTTAACTGATTGTAGTTAATGTCTTGTACAAAACAACCAACTAATTCAAATGTCTCAAGTACGCTTGGTGTGTTAGCACCGTTACCACCGTCTAAGATTTCAATTCTAGTTTTGAATTTGTAATCTATTCCGGAAGCCGCACTCGATTGTTCGAAGAAATCGAATTGTTTCTGTAATTGTTGACCTGCACTCTTACTCACAGCGTTGTTTACATCATCACGTAATGTGATTGTAATCGGTTGCCATGTGTGTTTACCAGCATAGTAAACTTTTGAGTTGTAAACATCAATCGCAATTGATTCGAAGTTTACATTTGGTCTTGTAACATCAATTACCTGTTTTGTTAGTTCAATGTTAGGAGCCCCAGCACCAAAATTTTCAAGGCTCACTCTAAAGCGATACTTGAGTTTTGGCATCAACAAGCCTTGTGAACTTGCTGATTGGTCACTCGCCAACGGAACTGTAAATTTGCTTAAACTTGAAATAGCCATCTAATTTGCTCCTTGTATAGTTTTATTTATCCACATTATTGATTGCCCAAAGTTGCAATTTCACCTGTGTTCTTTAAGCGTAATGGAATATATATAAACTCCACACTCTTCACTGGTTCAATTGCTACGTCAACGTATAACTCGTTGCGATCAATTCTTGCAGATGTGTTGTTAGTGTCATCACATACAACTAGGAAGTCATAAAGTGCTCTTTGACCTACAAGTTCAAGTAATAAACTTTCAGTTGCTTGTTTGATTTCATCACGTGTAATCTTATCGTTTGGTTCAAACATGAACGGTTTAGCAAGTAGCGTCATTTGACGTCTTAAGTATGCAACTAATCTTGCAACGTTAATTCTATCTAATGAACTTGCGTTCTTTGCTCTAGTGTGTTGACCAAAGTTAACTAATCCGCTACCAGTAATAAATGTTAGTGGGTTAATTTTAACTCCTGCCATTGTTTCACGTACACCGTCATTTAATGCAACTGCGTTAAATTCGCCTTCGTTATCAATGTAACCTACACTTGATGCATTACTAATGCCACCACGTCTTGTTCCTGCTGGAGCAAACCATGGAAACGATACTGCATCACTTACTGCAATAGTACGTAGCATCATGTGACTTGGCGGAACAACAATGTTCTTACCTGACACATCAGTTGTTAAACCTGCTGGATAAAACGCCGCCATATACTCATCATATGATACTAAGCCATCTTCTCCGTCTGCACTTGCGCCTGCTGTATTATTACCGTAGTTTTGTAGTGATGTTGCATTTGGTGCTAATCTAAACGGAGTATCAGCAACAACAAATCCTGTTAAGCCTCTGTCTACGTTTAGTCCAATTAAGTTACTTGCAAGTTCTGGATATCCAGGAGCACTTAACAATGTAAAGTTACGTGTTTCTTCATCACGTAGTAACTCATTTGCATCTACTGCACTTTTAAGTCCTGCAACAATAGTTTGACGTTGTGAATGTCTACCAAACAATCCTGAACCGTCTGCATTAACTGTGTTCCAGCCAATCCAACGTGCAGTTTTATAGTTTGCCATTGCTTCATCGCCAAAGCGTTTGTTTAGTCCACTGTTTGCTGTTATATCAATTTGATTTGCTACAAATTTCTTAACATTAAAACCTGAACGTCTTGTATTCCATAATAACATACCTCTTGGGTATAAGTCTGGATCTGGAGCATCTGGATCAACATAGTTTGAACTTAACAACGTTTCAATTGTTGCCGCTGTATCACCTGTTGCACCACTTGAACCGTAACGTGCATCTGCAAAAAGAATTCCATCTTCTGTAGTTTGATCTGTTACGTCAATTAATACCCATTCAGTTGCTGAATTATCCCAACGGTAAACTTTTGCACCGTATTGGTCAACGTCAGCAGTTGAAATCCAAATATCGCCTTCAACTAAATCACTAGCATCTGACTGTCCACCTGTTTTTAATGGAGCAGTTGCTGATACAATAGGTCCTTTAGGATCAGTTGCACCTGCTAATGGTGTGTAGTTTAAATAACCTACCCACTTGCTTCCATCATGTACCATAATGTCTGCTTCGTCTAGTGTAGTGTTATACCATAACGTACCATCTGCTGGAGTTGCTGTTGGAGCATTATCACTTGCTTCATATACAAGTGGTTTCCAGTTACTAATGATATGTGAATGATTGTCATCTGCGCCTGCTGTGTAATAATTTGCTGTACCTGTTTCAACACCTGCACTTGAACGTGCCCATGCTGTGTAACCTGCACTTGCTAAAATACTTGACGCATCTGTAATTTTAATTTCGCCACCTAATGCATGACTAATTGAAAGGTAACCATTACTTACTGTTGCAGTAATGTGTTCAAAGCCTGCCGCACTAATTGCTGAAGCAACTCCTTCAACTGTCGCTGTTGATACTGTTACAGTTTTAGCAGTTTGATAAACGTTACTACCGTTATCTGTTTCTGCCATTGTAAGTGTTCCTGTTGCAACAACTGGATTTGCACCTTGTTCAATACCTGTTACGCTAGTTGGTGAACTTGTTACTCTTCTGTATAATTTAAAGTTTACAAGTTTTTCAACACCTGTTGTACTATCTTCTGATGTTCCTCTACCTGTAATGTTTGCAAGAGCAAATACTGTACCTGCAGGTATAAGTGTTCCACCAGTAGCATCAATTGTGTTTACTGCTTCTTCTCTAGTGTTGTAAAGTGGAGCAACTGTTGTTGACCATACACCTAAACTGTCATTCCAAACTTGAACTTTAAGATTAGCACCTAAGTTTGGTGAAGTAGTTTTCATCCAAACACTTCCGCTTGGTTTAATTCCGCTTCTAGAAGTTCCTGCTACTGTTACAGTATCAGTTGACTTCCATGTTGGAACATTTGAGTGTTTTGAAATTTGTACAGCCGCACCTGAATAATAAGTTGCTGTAATTCCAGTGTCTGCTTTTAATGTACTTCCTACTAAATCTTCAATAACAATAGCACCATCATCTGTAGTACCATCTGAAGTTGAAGTTCCGTCACTGTATATTTCTAAAATGCCTGTGCTTGTAACTTTTGCACCAACACCTGTTATACTTGCACCGTTAATTGCGTTTGCAAGTGCAGTAACAGTTGTACCTGAAAGTGTAACACTTGTTCCGTTAATTACAAGTCCTTGACCATTTCCTAATGTTGGACTTGCTACTGTGCCTTGTATTGTTGGCCAACTTGATGCCCAACTATCTGAAGTAAAAGTTGAATCACCACTTGTTAAAGCGGCAATGTTTGCACTAGTTGTTGAACCTACTTTAACCCATGCATTATCTGCATTTTTATAGTAAGCATCGTTTGATGTTCTAGCAGTTACGATTGCGTAATCACCTTTTGCACCTACGCTTGGTTTTGGATCACCGGAAGATAAATTACTAACAAGTTGTGTAGCGGAGTTAAGAACTAAAGGAATCTTGTTTGTAAATTTTTGTGTTGCTCGGTTCCATTCAAATATACCAAATAATGAATCGTTTGTATCTAACCAATATGTGCCATCTGCTGGCGTACCTGCTGGTGCTGATGCAGAACCTTTAAGTTCTCCTAAGTCAGCATCTGCTCTTACAATGTATGCTCTATTTGCTACACCTAAGAATGAATATGCAGATTGTAGTCCGTATTCATTTAGTTCATTGCCGTGTAATGGATTGTTAGATGAATCTGTATAAAACGTTGGATTACCAAACGTTTCTGTTAATTCTCTTTGTGATGTAATTAGGTATGGTGTACCAGCATTAGATTTAATTGTTCCTTGTGCTGTTCCTGTACCTGCGCCGTTTGGCTTATTAGCGGCAGTTGCTACGATAATTAGTGGTACCGTTGCGGCCGCGGCTGGCGTATAAAAACTTTCGTCTATTACGCTAACTTCAACTCCTGGTGATGTAAGTGCCATCTTGTTACTCCTTTAAATTAAGTTCTTAAACATATTTAGCCATGTTAGGCAAATTTGCGGTATTACATATGGCGAAAAAGGTAAGGAAAAGGGCTGGTAAATATGTATATGACTAGACCTTTATGTAAAACATGCAACCGTAGGCCCTGTGCAGTCAATTATAAGAAGGCTCGCAAGACTTATTATAGAAGTAAATGCGAACAATGTGCAAGGGGTAGAACACCTACAGTTCCACTATGGCATCAACTTGGTTATAGACAAAAGGATAAATGCGATAAGTGTGGATTTACAAGTAAGCATGAAGAACAGTTTGCAGTATATCATATTGATGGTAATCTAACAAACTGTCGACATAATAATCTTAAAACAGTATGTGCTAATTGTCAACGTGTATTACACAAGGAAGGATTTACTTGGAAGCAAGGTGATTTAACACCCGATTTCTAAGGAATTCAACAGTACCATTATTTTCAATAGTAGCATCAAAATCAACATTACACCATGCCCATTCTGATATGTGTACTTCAGGATGATTTTCTTCCATCTTATGTGCAACTACAATATTCTTAGCACCTTTGTTACTATTAACTTGACGCATTTGATGTTGTGCAGTACTCCACCATTCAGGGTCATCTCCACGTTTTACACGCCAAAGATATCCGCCTATTGAACGTAGCATATTTGCTTCGTTTTCAAAACGCACATCTGGAATTACAAATTTTCCTTGTGGATTATCTAATAGTTGTTTTTTAACTAAACTAACCCATATGCCATCGTAGAATCCGTTACGCATACAATCAGTTCCAAATAGTTGTAATACTAGTCTTGGTGTAACAGGACTTCCTGTTTCAGTACTCCAATAAGGATCAACTTTTTCACGCCATGCACGAGAGTCTGGGTTATTGCCTTCAAGCATTTCTCTGTCCCAGCCAAATACACTAGCAACGCCGTCTTTGAGTTTGTCTGCAAAAGATAGTTTTGTAAATCCCTGTTGTTCAACTAAAAAGTCTGCAACAGTTCCTTTACCTGAACCTATAAGTCCACAAATACCAATTATCATAAAAGATTCCTTATTAAAAGTATCTCTAAATTGTATAGTCATTGTGTAGGAAAGTCAAGTGTTTTTTAGCCAATTACGAATGATAATGGTTTAGAACCATCTACGTAATTTGCCAAGTCCATTTCCAATTTCTCCATTTCGGCCATTGCATCTGCTTTGAGAGCATCACCGTTGAGTGAAGTTCCGCCTTGCGGTGTTGATATGGTTGCAAATTTGCTTCTTGCTTCACCTAGCATATATTTACATACTGCTAGTGTGTAGTCTTTAAGCCATTGTCCAGCATAAGGATCACTTAATAGATTAAAGTCTGGACGATAATTGTATAGTTGCATTAATACTTGTTCGTCTGATCTAGGACGTTGCATAATTGTAAGTTTCTTACTTACAGGATCAAACTTAAAGTTAATAAAACTACCAAACATTTTACCAACTAATTCTTGATATCCTGCAAAAGCATAATACGTACCAAGTCCACCCATTTGTGATGAACTTAAAAGATATGAATTTGAATAAGCCAAGTTAAACGGTTCGAATAATGTTCCACCATCTCCGCCACCTGAACGTGAACCAATTGAACGTCTAAAAAGTTCTCGTACTTCTATTACTTCATTAGGTAAAATATAATCGTTTGTGTCTTCTTGAAACTCCAGTATAGCATATGATTCTTCTACAGCGTTTTCACTACGTTGTCTAAGTTTGCCAAGTGCTTTTTCTAATGCTACATCATAGTGGTTAGGATCAAGTTCAACGTCGATCATACCATCGCCGAGCATTGTTCTAACGTAATTAAAGACTGCCTGTTTCTTATTTTCTAAATCATTGCTCATATAAAGTTTCCTCTGTTAAACATATTTATTCTATAAATACAATTACTATGCCCAGACTCAGTTTATATAAACCGGAGAAATCCGCAGATTATCGCTTTATAGACAGGAATGTTAACGAATCCTTTCAAGTAGGCGGTACAGACATATTCATACACAAGTACGAAGGTCCTATCGATCCTGGTGCTGATAAAAGCACCCCAAGTCAACCTTATGGAACAAACGATATACCTGAGACAAAAATACAAGATTTATTGTTTTTAGAAAACAGAGATAGAAAATATTCAGATGATGTGTATGTTATCCGCGGCATTTACAACGTACAAGATTTAGACTTTGATCTTTCACAATTTGGAATGTTCTTACAGAATGATACTATTTTTATAACATTTCATATGAATTCAAGTGTTGAAAATTTAGGGCGTAAATTAATGAGTGGTGATGTATTAGAACTGCCACACTTAAAAGATGAATATGCACTTAATGATTATGGTGTTTCACTTAAACGTTTTTACGTAATAGAAGATGTAAGTCGTCCAAGTGAAGGATTCAGTCAAACATGGTACCCACATTTATTAAGAGCAAAATGTAAACCAATACTTGATAGTCAAGAATTTAAAGAAATATTTGATAAAGATAGTGGCGAAGGAACAGGATCAACAATACGTGATGTACTATCAACATATGAAAAAGAAATGCAAATTAACGAAGCAGTTCTTAACCAAGCAAATGAAGATATTACAGGCGATCCTGAACAACCAGTAATTAGTGGTTATGATACAAAGCAATACTTTGTAGTACCAACTGATGATAAAGGTAACATTGATATTAATGACGACGGGTCAAGTACTCCAACATTAAAAACTGCAAAAGGAAACTTTTATGTTGGTTATCTTACTGAACAAGGAGTTCCACCAAACGGTGCTTTATACAGTTTTGGATCTCAGTTTCCACAAGCGGCCAGTGATGGTGAATTCTTTTTAAGAACTGATTACTTTCCAAATAGACTTTTCCGTTACAACGGTAATAGATGGGTTAAATATGAAGATGCTGTAAGAGTTGAAACACCTAGCAGTGATACTGCTAAAAATCAAATTGGTACATTTGTTAATAACAAAAGTAAAAATACTATTAACGATAAAGAAGTTGATGAACGTCAAGCATTATCACAAGTACTTAAACCAAAGGCAGATAATTAATGCAACATTTTTATGATGGACAAATAAGACGCTTTGTAACACAGTTTGTTCGTGTTATGAGTAACTTTAGTTACAAAGATAGTGCAGGCACTTTACGTAAAATACCAACAAGTTACGGAAATCTTACTAGACAAGTAGCACATATTATTAGAGATAATAGTGAAAATAAAGTTGTTAGTGCGCCTCGTGTAAGTTGTTACATTACAGGTTTAGAATATGCACGTGATAGAGTACAAAATCCAACACATGTTAGTAAAGTACATTTACGTGAAAGAGATTACGATTCAGCAACAGGTGAATATTTAGATACCCAAGGACCTGGTTATACTGTTGAGCGTGTTATGCCAGTACCATTTAACTTACAAATGAAATGTGATGTATGGTCAACTAACACTGATCAAAAATTACAAATTATGGAACAAATGCTAGTATTGTTTAATCCTAGTTTAGAAATACAAAGTACAGCAAACTATGTTGATTGGACAAGTTTAAGTTTAATTGAACTTCAAAGTGTAAACTTTAGTACTAGATCTATTCCACAAGGAACAGAAACAGAAATTGATATTGGAGAACTTACATTTACAATGCCTATATGGATTACACCTCCAGCAAAAGTAAAACAGTTAGGTGTAATTGAAAAAATTGTAATGAGTGTATTCGACGAAACAGGAAGTATTTCAGACGGTATTATTGACGCCGCTGATCCAATGGCAACAGTAAATGTTACACCAGGAAACTTTGGCTTGTTAGTATTAAACAATACTGCTAAATTATTAGCACCTGCTGAAGGAGTATCAGAACCAACACCAGGTAACTTTGATAGAACCGGAGAGGCTGTTAGTTGGTTTAAACTATTAGATCAATATCCAGGCAAATTTAGAGCAGGATTAAGTACAATAAGATTAGCAAAAGCAGACGGCAATGAAATAGTTGCAACAGCAAGTGTAAATCCAACTGATGACACACAAATAGTTTTAAACTTTGATAGTGATACAGTACCTGGAAATACAATTCTTACAGACAGTGTTGCTAGTAGAGGAACTATTGATGCTATAATTGATCCATTAACATTTAATCCAGACTTAGACAACCTAGCACAAGGTACACGTTATCTAATTCTAAATGACATACATCAACACTTAAAGAATGACAGTTCAGATTCTAACATGAATGCTTGGCAAAATGCAGATGGTACAGTTGTACAAGCAAGTACAAATGATATCATTACATGGAATGGAAGCAACTGGGAAATTACTTTTGATGCAGGCTCTAATGATGAGCGTGCCGATTCTAGCGTAGCACAGACCCCTGTCTACATAACTAATACATATACAGGAGTACAGTACAAGTTCACAAATGATGCTGGCGCCTGGTTAAAAAGTTATGAAGGTGAGTATTTAAAAGGGTCATGGCGACTAGTACTATAAAAGATAAAAACATTGTTTGCAGTGGAGCATTATTTTATGCTCGTAATACCAAACGATTTCTATTCTTAGAACGCACTAAAACAAAAACTGCTGGACAGTGGGGACTTGTTGGCGGAATGGCTGAAGGAAATGAAACTCCTTGGACAGCACTTGAACGTGAAATAAGTGAAGAAGTTGGAAAAACTCCAACAATTAAAAAAGTTATTCCTTTAGAAATGTTTACATCAAACGATAGTAAATTTCATTTTCATACATATCTTGCTATTATTGATAATGAATTTATTCCTATATTAAATGACGAACATAGTGGTTATGCTTGGACTAATGTTAACTGTTGGCCTAAACCATTACACATAGGATTGCGTAATACATTACAAAATCGTGTAATAAAAGATAAGTTACAAACAGTTTTAGATTTAATTGTTTAAGTTACGTTTGATAAATCAAGATAGTTATAATCCATCTTAATACCTAAACTTTTTGGAAGTATGTTGAACGCAATAGTTACACGTTCTTTATCGCTTGGCTGACTATCATGTACTAGATAACTTGGAAATAATAATAATCTTCCAGGCATAGCATTAATAGTAAATATTTCACTTGTAAATGCAGTATTTTCTGCACTGCTAGTTTTTATAATTTGTCTTGTTTTATCGTGATTGTAAATTCTAGTTGGAGTATTTTCTTCAAAATATAATACACCACTTATTAAACTGTTTGAGTGAAAGTGTGAATAGATATTTCCGCCTGCTTTTTCGTCAGTGTTTGGTGCATACTTATTACCCCACATCTGAGTAATAAAATATTCTTCTTTCCTCCAACCTACTGTTTCACTAAATGCACATGCACTATCTAAAATACTTTTTACAGTATCTTTCATATAATCTTTTTTATGTAAGTCATCTTCACTTTGTAAGAAACTATCACCTTGTACCCAATTTATTTTGGATATATCTGGAAGATCAATAGTTGTAGTTGCAATTGGTATTGGAAAGATACCGCTAATGTTCAGTTCATTCTTCATACAAATAGTTATATAATAAGTACTATTACAATGGACAAACTGAAGATTAAATTTACTAAACCCCCCGGAGCAATTAATAGTTTAACAGCACAACAAGTAGTTGTTGATAAATTTGAAGATTGGGAAGAAATTCCTGATCCTATGCCTGCTACAAAGATGGTACCTGATTGGTTTAAACAGACTAAACCATTAGGAGGTCCTATTGATACTATGCCTACTATTAAGAAATGTCCACCATTTTTAGATGCAATAACATCAGGATATATAATTAATTTTTGTTCTACACTTAATGTTAAACACATTACAGATTCACAAGTTTCTAAAACAGGTAAAGGGTCAATGTTTATGAGTTCACATGCTATTGGACAGTTTGAAAATGCTCCGTGGTATGGCAAACCTGTATTAAAATTTGCTAGTCCGTGGATTATTGAAACTCCGCCAGGTTGGAGTTGCTTTTTTACTCACCCATTAAATGTTCCAAATGATCAATATCATATGTTGAGTGGTATAGTTGATACAGATACGTACAGAGTTCCTGTTAATTTTCCTTTTGTAATGAACACACCGTTAGGAGGAGAATTTAATTTTGATACTAAAACTCCAATGGTACAAGTTATTCCTTTTAAAAGACAAGATTGGGAAATGGAAGTTGGTACAACAGATTGGGACGAATGGAAGACTCACCAAGGAGTATTAGGAAACTCTGGTGACGAGGCTTATAAAAAGAACTTTCATATAAAGAAAAAATTTACTTAGGAGTAACTGTAACAGTGCCCATGCCCTGTTTTACTTCAAACTTAACACCTTTATCATCGCCTACAATTTGAATGTCAGGACCACTAATACGCACAAGGTTAATCATTATATCGTAACGACTGCGTTTATCAGGGTTACTTAATATATCATATGCTTCTTTAACTTTTTGAAAAACTTTTGGATCACCTTTTCTATCAGGGTGAGTTTTCATAGACAATTTTCTGTATGCTTCTTTAATTTCACTTTGAGAAGCACTAGCGTTAACGCCTAAAACTTTATATAAATTATCTTCTTGCGTCATAGAGCAAATCGATTTCAGTAATTGAAATTTTAGCGTCTACAAACGTACTATCTTCGCCGTATTTAATTGGCTTAACTGCAATAAACCCACCGCGAACGTTTGGCATTATTTCAACACAGTTAGGTGGAATAATAAGATCATAATTTTCAGCAGTAATCAATTCGTTTTGTGAATTTTCATCTGTTGTAAATCTTAAATGAAATGCCGAATTACTTGTTGCTACTCTTACTTGTTCAGTAAAGAATGGCCCCATTCTAAAACTTGCATCACCTGTGACGTCTGTTACTTCATATACGTTGGTTGTATAAAATCTTTTAATCATGCTCATACAACTATTTATATGTTCTTATACCATTTTGTGAGATAGTCATAATGGTTGTCTAAGTCACGCATTGTACGATCTATACGATAGTTTTCACTATCAACATAACTTTCTGAATATTTCAAATAATCATCACTCATAAAAGAAATACTTTTGTCATAAAAGTCACTGCCGTATAACATTTCAAACCATTGTCCTGTATGAAACATACTAGTGATTCCAGGTAGGAACATACTATCTTTTGGACCGGGTACAAACATTTCTAACCTTTTCTTACATGTATCTGGAAGTTCTTTGCTTGTAACATCTCTCCAAAATTGTGTGTCTTTTCTAGAAGCAAATTTATAGTGTGTAAAAATAAAATCTCTAATTTCATAGTACATTGATAACCATTGATTATTAATATAATGTAAATTATCCTTACCCCATGCACCGTCACTAAATCTTAAACTTTCTACTAAAAATTCAACTGACTTTGTAGTAAATGTTATTCCTGTTGCTTCTAATGGTTCTACAAATCCTGCACTTAATCCTATTGCTACTACATTATCGTGTGCAATACCTTCGTGTGTACCAATACGCATTTCTAAATGATTTGCAGGAGCATCAAACTCACCAATTGCTTCACGTAATTCTGCTTCTGCATTTTCTTTTGAACAGTATGCATCACTGTAAACATAGCCATTACCAATACGATCATAAGTTGGAATAGTCCAACGCCAACCGTTTTTCATAGTAGTTGCTTTTGTATAAGGATGACATTCTTCTTGTGGATTTTTATATTGTGTAGGAATAGCAACTGCTCTATTACATGGTAAATTTTCACTTTCGTCTATATATCTAACACC